GTCTCGAACATGACGTCCGACCCGCTCTTCTCGATCGCCTCGGCGATGTCCCAGATCTCGTTGTTGGTGACGTTCGTGTACGTCTCCGCGACCACGCCGAGGGTGCTCTCGTCGTCGTTGCGGATGTTCTGCCGCCAGCCCTCAATGATCTCGAACTTCTCGATCGGGTCCAGCTCCGTGCCCTCCGGTGCCGGGATGGTCACCTTGCGGTACAGCGGAGCCTCGGCGACGTCCCACGGGTGGGCGATCGCCTGCGCCTCGGCGCGCTTCGGATAGTCATCGAAGACGGTGCCCAGGCCGTGCCAGGCGGACTGGCGGACGGTGAACATGCCGTCTGAGGTGGTGAGCCCTGCGCTCATGCGATTTCTCCTTCGTCAGGTACCGCGGCGAAGCCGCGGCGGGTGAGCCCGCGGGCGATCAGTTCCAGCGTCTCCTCGGGTGTGAGGACGACGCCGGCCATGCCGCCCGCGCGGTTGATCAGGTGGATCATGTTGCGCTGAACCGGCGTCGCCCGGCCCCGCGCATGTTCTTCGCTCTCGCCGGGCTTCTGGTGCTTCGCCTCGGCGCCGACCAACAGGCCGTGCACGCAGATGAGCAGGTCGGGGATCCCCGCCATCTGCATCGGCCCGCCGTGGATCTTGACGATCCAGGCGGTCGGGTACTGCTTCTTGACGGCCCGCACGATGGCTTTGACCAGGCCGGTCTCGTTCGTGTACGTCGCCATTCGCTTGCTCGATTCGTCTGATTCGGATAGATTTCCTGAGTAGCGTCTCCGCCGCTACGAGGGAAATCCCGCCAGGAATAATCTGGCGAATAATCCTCCGGTGGAGCGAGGGCCCGGCCCCGATCGTTCGAGTCGATCAGGTCCGGGCCCTCTGTCCGTTACAGGGACAGGTTCTCGAGGTCGACCGAGCCGTCTTCGGCGACGGCCGAGGCGTTGTCGATCTCGATGGTGCCGTCCTCGACCGAGGCGGCCGGAGCGGTCTGGGCGGGCGCAGCCTGACGCTGCGGCTCCGGCTCAGCCGGCAGGTCCGTCACGTCGGCCGTGGTCTCCGGCTCGGCGGTCGGGGCGGTGAACTCGTCCAGGCCCTCGAACTCGTCACCGGAGGCGGCACCCGCCGCAGCACCCGCACCCAGCGCGCGGGAGTAGCCGCGGACCTCGGAGCGGACACGGCCGTTGTACGGGTCGCCGTCCTCGACGTCGATCTCGAGGATCTTGCCGACGAACTGGCGCACGTTCACCTTGAGCTTCTTGCGCGGGGTCGGGAGGCCGACCGCCTGCATGAAGCCGACCATGCGGAACATGGAGGCGTCGGTGAGGTAGAGCCGGTCGACGACGGTCTGGCCGTCGAACTCGGTCCCGAGGACCCGGAACCAGACCTGCACCTGCGGGGTCTTCTTCTGGGCGCTGACGCCGGCTTCGGCGTCCTCGACCTGGACCCGGTAGTGCCCGGGCTCGATGCGCGAGCCCATCCGGTCCTTGTAGTTGGAGAGGTCGATGATCAGGTCATCCGACATGGATGATCTCCTTCGTTGTTGGTGGTGCGTTGATGGTTGAGTGGCGGGAACCTACGGACTACGCAGCCTGCTTGCTGGTGGGCGCAGCCGCAGCGCCGCCGATCCGCAGGACACGGCTCAGCTGAGCCAGGTCCGGCGGGTTCTTCCCGCGACCGATGATCGACGGGAGCTTGCCCCGCAGATCGTACGGGATGCGGGCCTTGGTCCGGTAGCCGGGGTGACCCCCGAACCGGACGATGTGACGCGTGGCGGGCTGGCTGTCGTCGCCGATCGCGTCGATGTTCTCCTCCTCCTCCGTGTAGAGGATGTAGTCGGGAGCGGCCAGCGTGAGGCTGAGCGCGCCCTTCTGGACGTCCGGGGTCCGCGTGGTGGTCATCGCGATCTCGTCGTCCTGGATCTTGGTCTGCGCCGTCATGATGACGTGCATGGGCTTCGGTCGGCCGCCGTCGGCGAGTCCGTACCAGAAGGTCGCCGTGTCCTGCATGACGTCGAGCGACTGGCCCCACGTCCGCATGTCCGCCGGCGCCGTGCCCTGCTTGATCTCGCGGACCGCGGTCTCCGAGTGTCCGAGCAGGTAGCGCATGGTCATCTTCTGCACGGCGGTCAGCGAGTCGATGATGACCGCGTTGAAGCCGCTGTCGCCCTTGTCGAGCGCCCAGAAGATGTCGTCGAGGGCCGTGACCGAGAGCGGACGCACGATCTGGATGTTCTTGGCGTAGGGAGCACCGCGGAACGACCGCGTGCCCTTCTCACCCACCAGGTCGATGAACAGCGTGGGCCCCAGACTTGCGATGGTCGAGGCGAGCGTCGTCTTGCCCGAGCCCTGCGGTCCGTGGATGAGCCACCTGCCGTAGTCCTCCTTGGTGTCATCGACACCGGTCATATCGACGCCGCCGATGCTTGCCATGTGATCTCCTTCGGTTGATGTTGCGGATGATGGGTGTGGTTCAATTGTACCACACGGATCGTCAGA